TTACTCCAACCTTTACAGAAATGGAAGTGTGTGATTGGATAGATGATATTGGAGGAATGGGAGGACAAAAATTCCAAGAAGTAATGGCAGCACTTGCGGAAAGTATGAATAGCGGTATAGATGATAAGCCAACAAAGTCAAGTAAAAAAGATGGAGTAAAAAAAAATTAGAGTGGATTGACATAGAAAGATATACAATGGGGGAGTGCAAAGTGCTTCCCCATTTGTTTTGGGAGATGACCATGGCTGAATTAGACTTTGTTTGGTATGGATATAGACACGAGGAAGAGCAACAATGGATTAGAGCTAGATGGCAGACAACTTTACTAATTAATATTCAGCTTCCTAAAGGCAAGAAAGTTAAGCCACAAGAGCTTATTGAATTAGACTGCGATACTCGTAACTTTGTGAAGCAAAGAGTAATGACACAAGAAGAGTTAGAACAAGTTTTAAATAAATATAAAATCGCTAAACCGATAAGATAATGGCAGATAATCACATGGTTAAGATAGTCTTTGACTTTGATCTAGGAAATGTTCCTGCATCGGCAAAGAAACTTAGTCAATATTTAAAGGATAATAGTTTAGATTTAAAGTTTACTAAACAAAGCGTTGATGCTACAACTGCAAGTCTTAATCAGTTAGCTATTGCACAAACCAAAGCAGGAAATACCGCTGCTGCTACAGGTACTCAAATTAAAAAAACGAATCAACAATGGACGAGTCTTGCATTAGTTATTCAAGATTTACCTTATGGATTTAGAGGTATTCAGAATAACTTACCTGCATTAGTAGGGGGGTTTGCGGCAGCTACAGGCCCTATTTATTTAGCATTTTCCGCATTGATTGCAATTACGACTGCTTATGAAAAAGAAATAGCCCAATTAATATATGGTATAGACGCATTTTCTATAGCTAATAGAAAAATGAATGAGGAGTTAGCTACAAATATTGGACAAGCTAAATCTCAAATAGCATCAGATCAGGCATTACTTAAGATAATAAATGATACTACAAAGAGCACAGATGAAAGAAAAAGGGCATTAAAGCAATTAAAAAAGGAATATGAAGGTAATATTGAGTTACAAAAACTAGACATACAGGATGGTGATAAACTAGCTCAAGTATATAATAAAATATCAAATGCCTTAATAAGAAGGGCTAAAGCAACCGCTTATGCTACATTAATTGCAGAAGAAGAAACAAAGATATTTAAACTACAAAACCAACAAGGTGAAGAGGTTGTTAGAAACCTTGGCTTTATGAGTACTGTTTATGGACTAGCTACAGGTGGGGCACTTGGATTTAATACTTCATCAAAAATAGTAACAGATGCTTTTTCAAAACAAGCAAAAGAAATAAATCAGTCACAATTAAACATAAAGTTATATACTAAAAAGCTAGATGAAAATACTGATGCAGCTAATAAAAATGCAGATGCGCAATCATTAGATAGTAGTGCTATAAAGAAAAAAGGAGATAATGCAAAGAAAGAAGCAGCTAAATTGGCTGCATATGTAGCTAAAAGATTTGCAGGTGCAGGTGGAGAAACAAAATATGTGGCAGAACCAATTTTAGATCCATTAGCAGCAGCAAAGGCATTTAAGGCTAAGATGGCTTATGAAAAGAAGGCATCAAAAGAAAGGGTTGATTTTTTAAAGGAACAATATCAATTAGAGGTAAGTGAAGCAGAAGGTAGTTTTGATAAGATAAAGTTAGCTGAAGAAAATATGCGTATAGCATTGAATAAAGGGTTTATGGATGGTAGCATAAAACTATCTGAATATATAGATGCTACAATTGAACTTAGAAAGAAATCAAACCAAACAGTTTTAGCTGAATCAAAAGCAGCTATGGCGGAAATGTTAAAAATGGGTATAGGTATCATGAATGCCTTAGGCCCGGCTTTAGATATGCTATTAGAAAAGGGGGCAAGTATAGGTGAGGTATTATCAAAGGCATTTAATGATATAATTAAAAAGCTTATTAAGGTTGCTATAGCAGCAGCTATTGCAGTTGCGTTATTATCATTAATATTCCCAAGTACTGTGGCTAAGGCTGGTGGGGCAATGAAAATGTTTGGTAATCTAGTAGGTGGTGGAATGGGGTTAGGTTCTCAGTTATTTGCAAATGGTGGTATAGTTAGTGGCCCAACAATGGGATTAATGGGTGAATACCCTGGTGCTAAATCCAATCCTGAAGTAGTTGCTCCATTAGATAAGCTTAAAAACTTAATAGGCGGTAGTGGTGGCGGAACACTTGAAGCTAGAATAAGCGGAAATGATTTACTAATTTTGATGAATAAGGCTCAAAGAAACAATAACTTATCATTCTAATATGGCATTTACAACACCTAAATACGAGTTAATATTTAACGACATATACCAACCGCCTAGTGGTGTAGTAGATGCGTATAGAATTAGAATATATCTAGATGGATATACAGGAGCTAAGTATCCATTATATGGAACTACAAGCCCAATAACGATAGAAACCATTAATGCAGATGGTGATTCTTATGTGCCTATTATAGCAACAAAGGCAACATTAAACATATACAATTCTCCTAACTTTGATATCCAAGAGTTTCTTAATGCAGATGATAATGACATAATGATAACTGTTGAAAATGGTACTGCTTCAGGTACTTCATTTACTGCAACAGGTGTAATATGGAGAGGAACTTTTTTACCATCAGAAAACATACAATTTAGCGTAGTTGACTTAGCTAGTTATTCTTTAGTGTTTGTAGATGGATTAGGTAAGTTAAAACAAAGCAGATTATACTTCGATACTTTAAATCTATTTGGTTTTAGAGCAGGATTTAAGACATCTATTGTAAAATACATATCAGATGCCTTATCTAAATCAGACCTTCAATTAGATATATGGATTAATCAGTTCTATCAAACCGCTAGTGTTGCTGGAAGGAATATAGAGGGTATGAACATTAGGAACAATTACTTTTGTACTGAACCTGGTACATACTTAACCTACTATGAAATACTAGAACAATTGTGTAGAAAATATGGATGGGAATGCTACTATAAAGATGACCATTGGCATATAGAAAGCTATGGTTGTTTAACTAGAAACGCTACACCATCCTATTTTGTATATAACTATGCAGGTAACTATCAGTCAACTTATACGACAACATATCCTGCATCTATACAAGTAGATGGCACAAATAACTTTAAGCAATTAAATAGATCTATGTTAATGGGTTTAAATATTCCTAAAAACTCATTTAAGTTTATACATAGAATACAGAATGCCAAAAACATATTAAATGCTTATTTCCAATCTTGGTCAGGAGCTGAACCTGATGCTTTTTATGAATTTGGAACAATGACATATAGTAAGTTAAATCCAACCGCAGGTGGTGTATTAATTACATCATATACTACCAATATACTAGATACTGCTGATTATTTAAGAAGCGAGAATGTAAAGGTAAAGGCTGGTGATATATTAAATATAGAGTGGAATGACATTAATATTGCAGGTAATGAAAACAGGTACAAGATTATGCTTATTCCTGATGATGTATCAAACCCTTCATATTTTGTAAACGGAACTGCAACATTTGTGCCAACTGATACCATGCTTTACAGGTTTTCTACTTATACGGCTACATGGAAAAATCAAACTACAGTTCCTGTTGATGGTACTTTAACATTGTTTATATATAATCCATACTATGCAGGTGGAGGTACTTTCCCATATCAAGAACTAATATATTTCAATATTGCACATTATGGTACATCTTCTCAAGTAAATAACTTTGATTCTGTTCAATATCTATCTTATGTATTTAATAAATTTAATGCTCAAGATATGACATATGATATTGGCAATTACTTTACCAATAGTGCTCTTATAACTACTTTAAATAATTACCTTAATTATAATAATGATGATGCCGTAATGAGTTCGGTATATTTAGGAACAATGGTAGATACTAACAATATTCATGTATTAGATGAGTTTGGAAGGCAAACAAATAGCACCGTGCCACTTTACCAATTAGTAGCAGAAGATGTTGGGGTAGATATGCTAAAAACACAATACACGATATTAGGTGAGTTCAAGTCTTTGGGATATTGGATAAATAGAAGGTTTAATTATAGTTTAGGAACAAGTTATAACTATCTATTAAAAGACTTTAAGTAGGATTTAAAACAAGCAATTCAGTCATCTTCTTTGTTTAAGATTAACTATAACGCTGCTATACCATTTAATCCTAATTTTGGAACACCTACATTAAACTTAAAAAAATAATAAAATGGCATCTGCGATTAACGGAACGAATATAGTTTTATATGAATATGATAGCAACGCTATCTATTACTTTAATGGAGGTACTGCACAAGGCACTTTTGATAGTATTGTGTGTAAGGAATTAAGCAGAAGCCAAGTAGCAGGAACTTCAGTTGACTTCACTAAAACAGGAGCAGGTACAATAGCTTCGTTTATTACGGATGCACTTGATCCTGGTGTTACAACCATACCGGCAGGTACTTGGACTTTTAGTGCTTATTATTCTATTTTAACTTCTGCTACAAATGCTAAAATTAAGTACGAATTATACAAGTATAATGGAAGTGTTGCCACCTTGTTATTTACATCGGCAGAAACGACCTTATCAGCCCTAACAAGCACTTTGTATTCTACGGCAATGACAGTTACGGCAACGACCATAGCTGCCACAGATAGGCTTCTAATTAAGGTTATTTACCTAGGTACAACCACCAACCAAATTACCCTTTATACGCAATCAAGCAATGTGGCTCAAGTAACTACAACTATACCATTAGGAACTCCATTTGGAGCTTCAACTAATTGTACTTTTAGTACTTCTGTAGATCAGAATGAGATTACTACTTATGCCTCTAATTCATATAAAGAGTACATAGGCTCTCAAATAAATTGGGATGTAAGCGTAGATGGCTTAATAGCCTTGTCAGGTTACTCCTATTTATCTTTATTGAGTAAGCTTCAAAACAAGGAGTCTATAGAGGTTAGATTCTCAATAGATAACGATAATGGAGATGGAAGTGATACTTATGGTTATTCTATTATTGCAGGAACTTGTAACATAATCTCTTTGGACATTAATGGCCCAATGGAGAATGCTTCATCTTATTCAGCTAACCTACAAGGAACAGGTGCTTATTCAATAACAGGAACTCAAGTAATAGACGGAGGTTCTACAATATCAACTTCAAGCGTGAATAGTTTTTCTTATATAGCAGCAGGTGGTGAAACAAGTGTAACTTTTGCAGGTGCAATCGGAACTACTTGTATATCAGTTACAAGAGGTGGTGTAGAGGTAAGGTCAATAGCTACAAGTGGTGTACCAACAGATGAGAATGTGTCCTTTAATAGTGCGACAGGAGTTCTTACCTTTGCAACGGCAAGACCATTGGAGGTGGATGAGTTTGTAAGAATGATTGTAAAATAATTAATTAGAAATAGAATGAGTCAACAGATACAAATTACTGGAGGTGCGAAAGTTAGGGATTTACAAGATGTAATTATAGGTACAAGTGGGGTG